CTTCCAGCTGTGCCCAAAGGCCCTCTTTAGTCAAGATTCCAGCGGGGGTGTATTCTTTAGCGTTCCAGACAGCTTTAAGGACATCAGCTTTGTTCTTTATCCAGAGGTCTGAAGCATCATTCTCCGAAGAGGAAATGTACTTGACCTTATCATAGCCGATGATCTTAGCTGCTTTCTGTAGCGCCTTTTCACCAGCCTCGTCGTTGTCCATCCAAAGAATGACTTCATCATAAGAGCGAATCTTGTCACGGTCTTCTAGAAGATCCTCTGTAATACTTGAAGAACGTAGGGAAACGATAGGGTAGTACTTCTTGTAATGTTGGAAGGTAGCCTCTTGAAGCGCACAGCAGTCTTCTTCACCCTCTGTAATGATCAGACGTTTACCACCTGAACCAAACTTGTTCATACCAAAGAGGCCAGCACACTTGCCAATCGAACCCTTAGACTTGAAGTCTTTAGGGAGCACTCGAATCTTGAAGCCTTGAGGCTGATCCTCATACTCCGTTGTCTGGACTGATGTTTTGTGGTAGGGGTAGTACTGTTCGTTAACAATCCCAGCACTATTGTAGGCAACCTTTACACCATAGAAATCGTAGGTTGCCTTGGATACCTTTCGACTAGGCATCGCTTCACTCTTGAACTCGTTAATTACCTTCTCTACCAACCAAGCGCGATTATCGCCCGTGTTGGAGTCGTTTGATCGTAGAGAGGAAGGTTTGACTTCATCGAACTCTGCGTCTAGGTCTTCGTAACCACTCATTGAGTCTCCTTTTAAATAAGCCTTAGGGCAGTCAGGGGTATAACAAAAGCTGTGTCCATCATCGTAGACTGCTCTGTTATCCTCACTGCCGCAAAAGGTGCATGAGATATGTTCAACTATTCTTGCCATCGTTTGTTCCTAATAAAACTCCTTATAAACTTAAGGTTGTTTTCTGAAATGTCTTCTTTTGGAGCAAACCTTACAGGGCCAATCTGTCCGTTATACCAGACAGGAATCTTTCCACAAGGTTTGTAGTGTGTCATTACTCCCAAGACCATCTGAGAGTAAGCCTCTGAATAGTACAAGCCACCCTTGGTCTTATACAGGGACACCATTGTAAAGTCAAAGTTCTCCTTACCTTGAGCCTTGATGTCTGCGTTGAGGTGGGTGGAGGAGCCTGTGTAGGTTCTCCAAGAGTGAGACTTGTTGTAGTTCTTAGAACGTTTAGCACCCCTAACTCTGAACTGTTTCTTACCACAGTAGAACTGTTTGGTTGCCTTGTTTTCAATAACATAGACAAAACCAAAGTAGGTTTCATCATCAGCGTCCTTTGGCAGGGGACCAAAGTACTTCCAGTGACCTAAATCAGTCTTTGATAAAAGCATCATACCGCTCCCGTGGGACCTTGAAGTGGTCATCTTGGTAGCGCCAAATGTGAAGTAGTCGGCAGTTCAACAACATTGTATCGTAGCCTTCTTCTCCGTAGGCTTTATCATAGGCTTTACAGACAGCCCTTTCATAGTCTTCGGGTTCAACTTCAGCAAGAATAGCTTCAGCTTTCTTTGGTCCAACTCTCCAGATTCCCGGTATGTTATCAACGTTATCTCCCATGAGGGCTTGTTTCCAGTAGAACCAGTTGGCATACTCAGGGGTTACCTCGTAACTGTGAGGCCCTTTGGTTGGGTGGATGTTACAGTAGTGCCAACCCGGAATACAGTCGAGGTCTTTATCAATAGAACAGATGAAGAACTCTTTGTTTTCCTTTTCACACTCTAACGACCAGATACGAATTAGGTCATCTGCTTCACACCCTTCAGAAACAATAGTGGTTTCCATAGAAGCAATGTGCTCATGCAAGTCATCAAAGAAAGGTGGCTTGTTGTCACGCACTGTTGTACGCGTGGAGGAAACCTTATACTCAGGATATAAGTCCTTTCGAAAGTTGGTTGGACCGCCTAGAGCAATAACATGTTCTGTAGTAAAGTTGTCTTCTAAAATAGAAGCAATAAGTCTATCGATGTTAGCAATCGCTTTGACTTTTCCTCTCTTGAGGAAAGAAGTTTCTGCTCTTTCAAGCTTCTTCTCATATTTTTCT